CCGACACAACCTACCGGACGAAAACGCACAGGAGTTCATGATGTTTATCGCCGAGCGCGGTTACATGATGGAAGACCTTGCCGATCCGGGACTGACAGACAAGCTCGTCGCCGATTATTCCAACACCCGGAACAGCCCAGAAATGGATCGGTTACGTGGGATTGCCGAACGCCGCCAAGCCTACACTGGCAGCATTGGCCAATCGACGCCGACCGCAGCGGGTACGGAACCAGCCCCTGCCGACGCCACGTTTGACCGTTTCCGTGACATGGCAATGAGTCAACGAAATCTGGCTTAATGAAAGCGCTCATACTTGCAGTTGTTTTTGTCTTCGTCGCTATTCCAGTGGCGAAGGCAAATAACATTTTTTGCAAGGAGCGCACTGAGGTCGTCGCCGACCTCGATAAGCATTATCAGGAAAACAAGACAGGCGGAGGTCTGTCTTCTACGGGCGTAATGATCGAAGTCTTTGTTTCGGATAAAGGCTCATGGACGGTTTTGATAACCCGCCCCGACGGGCTGTCTTGCATTGCTTCACATGGCCGACATTGGCGGAACATATCACCGCCAGACAAAAAAGATAAAACGTAGGACGATAGCTCTAAAGACACTCGCTATTCTTGTCTTAGGTTAGCCGCTAACGCCGCCGACCACCTATGAGTACGCGACGGTTAAATCCCGCAACTCGACTGAGCCTTTTGTGTAACCCCGAGCCATAAGGAGATTAAAATGGCTGCGATTCAAGGTATGCGGGGCACGGGCGAGTTCTCGTCCGATTTCCGCCCGAAGAATTACCGGGAATTGTTCACGCTCTTGGAGCCGAATGGTAACGCACCGCTGAACGCGATGCTCGCCATGGGAAGTTCCGACAGCACGGACGACCCGGAGTTCAAGAACTTCCGGGATGAACTCCCGGATCGTAAGTTGAAGGTCAATGGCGCTGTTGCCTCGACCTCGACGACCTCCATCACTGTCGATGCCTCCGACGACAACAAATATGCGATCAACGGAAGCATACTGATTAACAGTGAAACCGGCGAAGTCATGCATGTTACTGCTGACACGACCGCGACCACAGTTACGGCAACCCGTAACATTGGTGGAACGTCTCACCAGATTGCCGATGATGCCGAGCTGTTCGTAGCTGGCTTTGCGGCGGCTGAAGGCGCGTCCAGCCCGACGGCATTATCATTCGACGCCACGGTGGCATCGAACTTCTGTCAAATTTTCCGCACGGCTTTCCAGGTATCCAACACCCTGCAAAGCACCTACTTGCGGACGGGCGACAAGATGGACGAGTCGATGACCAAAGCCCTCAAGTTGCACATGAGCGACATTGAGCGAGCAATGTTCTTCGGCAAAAAGCACGAAGCAAACGCTTCTTCGTCCGCACCCACGCGGTACACTGGCGGTTTCACCACCAGCGTCACCAACGTGATCGACATCAACACTGACTACGCCAGCTACGGCGGTTCGTCTGCCAAGCAGATGACCGAAGCTGGTTTTGACAGCTTGTTGATGAGCACTGTTTTCAAATACGGCAGCAAGCAAAAGATTGCTTTCGTCGGCGAAACAGTCGCCAACAACCTCCAACAGATCGGTAAAGCCCGTTGGCAGCCGGAAGCCATCGATGGAACTTACGGCGTAAACGTCGTCAAGTACTCCACCTTCGCTGGCGACCTCATGGTTCATCTCCATCCCCAGTTCCGTCAGGTTCCGGGCATGAAGTCGGCCATGGTCATCGTGGACTTCCCGTATCTGAATTATCGCTACCTCGAAGGTCGCGATACTGCGCTGCTCGAAAACCGGCAAAGCCCGGATGCGGACAGCCAGAAGCACGAGTACCTGACCGAATGCGGTCTCGAACTCTTGCAGGACAAAGTCCATAGCTACGTCAAGAATTGGGAAACCAAGTAGGGACGACAGTTCCCAACGTAGCGACGATATTAGGGGGTGCTTACGGCACCCCCTTTTTCGTATGGAGACCATAATGGCAGAAGCAACAGCGTCAAAATCAAAGAAGAAAGCACCTACACACGTCGTTTACGAAAGCCGCGAACCGGAGCCCGCGATGTTCGATTGCGCTGGCTACTCGTCTGTCCGATCTGATTCAGACAATCGACTTCAGTGGATCGTAGATGCCAACGACGAGAAGCGTTTCGTCCAGCATCATTTCGTCGTTACTGGGCGCATTGTGAAGGCCAAATAAATGGCAGAAGTCAGCAAGACAAACCCACATATTACCGACGGCAATTCGCCGCTTCGTATCCTTGCGATGCAAGCTCTTCGCCGTTTCGGGGAGTTTAGCCCCGGCACAGTAGATGGTGATGTCTTGCTGATGTTCTTGGAGTTCGCCAACCTCGTCATCGACGACATACGGATGCATCCGTATCACGATCCGGCGACAGAGATCGACTACTACCAAGCACTCGACGAAAGCCGTCCGGTCGACGACACGATAATTGTGGCCGGTCTACTGGCCCATTACGCAGCACAACAGGGCAGCGATAAACTTGCCTTGTTGATGCCTCAGTATCTGCAAATATTAAATCGCCAGCTTTGGCGGAGCTTTAACGGCAACACACAAATCAAGCTCCGGGTTGTTGACGATGGCACAAACCCAGCAAACAAAAACGACGGTAAAACCAGCGTTAAGAACGGACTGGTCACTTACTGATGTCCACCCAGTCCAATGCTGGCATCAAGCTAAAGAGCTTTGTCTATGAAGACTTTCAAGGGCTCGACACAAGCCGCGATGTCACAAGCCTAGACACCGGAAGCCAACAACATCTGGCCGCCCTTTCCAACGCTACATGCGACTGGCGCGGACAAATCGTTCGCGATGCAACTGCCACACACAGAGACGGGCTTAACCGGGTAGACCATGTTCGTTACTTTTCGCGAACAGAAGCTGTCTACGCAGAGAACGATGGCAGCAAAATCGATCTCATTTCCGAGCGTGGTCATAAGTTATCGGCCAGTGCATTTGCCTTCACATACCCTGCCAACGCAAATCTGTCCTCGACAGTATTCAACCGCACCGTTTTCGTCGCGGCCCGAGCATTGCCGGTCCACAAATACGACGGCGTAAATTTTGGCATAACCAGTTCACGGGCGCTCGATCAACTGCGCCCAGCTTACTTAACTTCTGTTCAGCGTCGGCTTGTCGTGTCTGGGATACCGGGTAAAGAAACGCAAATCCACCTGTCTCGTGTAGACAATGAGGATGTTTTCTCCGACGACGAAGACCCAAGCTCGACAAATGTCTTGCGGGCGGGCTTTGTCGATGTGGCCAACCTTCTCGGCACTGCCGATGAGATCACTGGCCTTGGCGTTTTCGAACAGAACCGCCTTGTCGTGTTTACCGCAGACAGGGCAATCATCTTTCGCATCGATCCTGACATCAACAACTGGATACTCGACGACAATTCATTCATTAACATCGGATGCGCCAGCCACAATAGTATCGTCAATGCCGGAACCGATCTTCTGTTTTGCAGCCGATCAGGCATCCACTCCATCAAGCGATCCGAAGACAATGGCATTCTTGTCTACAGTTACAGCCTGTCAGACAAGATCGATCTTCTATACCGAGAGTTGTTCGATAGCGTAGACGACAAGGAATCCATCAGCGCTGTCTTCGACCAAGACCAGGCTCATTACCATATCTTTTTCCCGCAACCGGGTGGTGGAAATTGCAGACGCCTCACGCTGGCCATGAACCCAGAGAGCGGAGAGGCCGCGCCCAAGTTTTCAACCGGGGATTTTCTCAACGCCCGATCCGGCGACTTTCTTGCTGGCCAGCTCATCTTCGGAACGAGCGGCGGAATACACAACATCAACAACATCGAATCAACCGACGGCATTGCTCCCAATGTGACAATCCGCACACCACTCCTCTGGCACGGCAGCCTAACTGACACGAAAGAAACGCACAGCATCGTCATCCAAGCCGCTGGTGTTGGTAACGTCACCATGCGGGGCATCGACGAGAACGATAACGTGCTCGGAACTCTTGTATTTGAAGTCGACGATACGGACGACAACAACTTCTCTGATGTGCCACTTTCAAACCAATATGAACGCAAGTGGTCTCATAGATACCGCGCTGCCCGTTATGAATTCACGACCGAAGGCGGCGGAGGCATCTTGAGGATCATCGGGTTCGCGGTCAATGTGAGGCAATAATGGCACGATTGAGGCAGCAGTTTCCCCAGAATTACGGCTCCTCCGGGAATATAAATACCGAGTTTGAGCAGCTCGTGCGTTATATCAACGCAGCGGAGTATGGCGGAAATACGTTAGCCGAACTGCTCGCAAAAATTTTCGACGCCGACGGAGTTTTTGATGGGCCAGTCGAACTACGCAAAGATTCTTCTGCTGGTCTTCAGTATCGCGTTGGTGAATATACCGATCCAGAAAAGGGATGGATTACCCTTGCCACGCTCGCAGAGCTTCGCGGCGAAAAGGGTCAAGATGTCGGAACCATCGGCGCACCGATCATCCACAGTCGCCAAGACACGGTTGCTACATCAGCCCAAACTGTTTTCGACTACGCACACGACAGCACGGACGAGCTTCTCGTTTATGTGAACGGCGTCTTGAAACGACCCGGCGCTTCCCACGACTACACGACAAGCCCAACAGCCGGATCGTCGAGCGCTGGAGCTGTCACATTTACCAGTGGCCAAACGGCAGGTCATATCGTCTCTATTTATAAGATAAGAGCAACGGCCATCACTGGCTTTACGCGCTCAGACACGCTGACCACTGCAAGCCAGACTGTTTTCAGCTTCGTTCACGATGAGTCTACAAAGCTGCAAGTGTATAAGAACGGCCTCCTCCAGCGAGAGGGTGGCAGCAATGACTACACATCACAGGCGCAAACAAACACTGTCACGTTCAACTCAGCCGTTCCGTCTGGAAACCTTGTTACGATTGTCACTGTAGAGAACACCTCTACGACAGCCGTCACCGGAATGATGTTCGAGTCCGATTACGTCGACACGGCTACAGGACTTATACAGTTTGCCAAGATCGGAATAGCGGACGGAGCAATAACCCAAGCCAAAGTGGCCAACCTTGTTACTGGCCTCGGCGAAAAGGCCAAACTTAGTGTTGCCTCGTCAACACCGGGAAGCCCCGCATCCGGCGATCTTTGGGTGGATACAAGTATCAGCCCGAACCAGCTCAAGTTTTATGATGGCAGCCAGTTCCTTCGCACAAGCCCAGAGTCATCGCTCCCGACATTTACAACATCGGACAGCGCTAAAGTCGTCCGGGTCAATGGCACAGGAACCGCGCTCGAATACGTTGCGCCTTCAACTTTCCAGAGTGGCTTGCTCGCCACGACACAAAGAGGAGCAGCAAACGGCGTTGCCAGCCTAGACAGCAGCGGCAGACTACCGTCCTCTCAATTGCCGACGGTCGTTTCAACCGAGAGTTTTTACAATCTAACCGCCTCACCAACCAATGGTGACACCTACATCAAACGTATCTTCAAGCAAAAGATCCAAATCGTAGGAGCCGCTGGTTTCACATCAGCCGGAACCATCGATGTGCAGGTCTTGCTCAACGGTGTAGCCACTGGCTCAACCCTTAACGTCTCGTCGTCAGGCATCACCTCAACCTTTTCGACACCCATAGAAGCAGACGCCACGACATCGACTGTCCGGGTAGGCTTCCGCACGACAAACAACGCAAGCGCTGCCAACCTCGAAGTTGTCTTGGCGGTACAGGTTGTAAGCTAATGACGGTAAGACCAGCAGAAGATAAAGATGCCGAGAAGATCGTTGAGCTTGGGCATGTGATGCACAAGGAAAGTGTATTTGCAGACTACGATTTCGATAAAGACCATCTGATAAACTACACATTCCATGCGATCAGAAGCCCGAAAGAGTTCGGCATGTTCGTGAATGAAGACAACGACGGTGAAATTAACGGAGCCGTTTGCGGCTACATCGGTAGCCACTATTTCGCACCTAAAGTTAAAGTTGCTTACGACTTCATAGTCTACGTCCACCCATCAAAGCGCGGCGGCATTGCCGCCGTTCGCCTTCTGAAAAAGTACGAAGAGTGGGCGAAGAGAGCGGGCGCAAGCGAAATTGTTTTTGGTGTTTCCGCCGGTATCAATAACGACAAAGCGGAAAAGTTTTATCGCGGCCTTGGGTACGATCAGAGCGCCGCAGTATTCAAGAAGGAGATGTAATATGTGCGGTGGCGGCGGTTCAGCTCCTCCTCCCCCTCCTCCCCCACCTGACTACACACCGCAGATCAATGCGGCGAAGCAGGAAATGCGGGATTACAACAAGAGGTTGGCGGCGGAATACAATCAGTCGGTTGATGACTTTAACCGGACGTTAGGTCAGTACAACCCTGTCATGAATGATGGGGGCACCTCCACAATAAACCCCTACGCAGCAGCGTTTGGCACCCAAGGCGTTTTTCAGTCGGGGATTGTAAACGACTTTCTGGGCGGTAGCGACGGTTTCCAAATGGAAGACCTTCGAGACCAGTCAGCAAAAGACGCATTGCAGCGTCAAATACAAGGCGCTCGCTCCAACATGGACTTTTTGGAAACGCTTGATTTCGACGAGCGCGTCCCGGAATTCCGCACCCACGACAGCGGCAGCGGCTGGTCCGCTTCCGTGTATGATACGCCAACGCTAGACAGACCCGACTTTTCACTTATTGAGGACTACCGAAAGAAATACCGCGACGCGCTAACTCAACTCACCAACGTACAGGGTCAACGTACCGCAGAAGAAGATCGCATAAACGCATTTCGGTCTGGCTTGTTGGAGGAGCTGTCTGAGGCAGATGTTGGTCTTGGCCAGATGTCTATCGCAGACATCCAAGACATGGATCGTATTGATCGCGAGCTTGCTCGTGGTCAAAACCGAATGAGCAATTTTTCTTCGACCATCTTTGACCAGATGTATCCCGAAGGGTTCACGGAGGTTAGCTCCAGCCGCGAAGACATTGCGGCAAGATTGGGAGCACTGCGAGATCAAAGGGCCGCCGAAGAAGGTCGCATTAGTGACTTTGAAACAGGTGTTCTTGATTTCGTAGACACAGGTCTTGGCCAACTAGAAGGTCTCGACATTCGCAACCTCGCGGAACTTCAAGAGCTACAAAAGGGCATCGAAGGTCGAGAGCGCGAGATAGGACGCTTTAGCTCACTGCTCCCGACAGACTTCCTCGACGAACGCAGAGAACTTGGCGATCTTGGAATAGACATTCAGTCCCTACTCACAGACAGGTCTCGCGAAGAGTCTCGAATAGCAGGTGATGTCCGCAACTACCTGACACAAGCGAAGGGCATCAGCGACGCTGCACGTGGCGGCACTCCATTCTCGATGGAGGCGCTTAACGCGATCTCTGACAGAATCGGAGGCTTGCGCGGAGACATAGGCGGCTATGAAAGTCTGCTAGACACAGACTTCAGCGGTGCTCTTGGTCAGCTAGACACAGCTCAATCTCGTCTCGACGAAGTCCTCGGCGAGAGAGCAACGTCGATTGATGATCTGTTGGCCAGAGCCACTGCGGCAAACGTCGGCCTTGAGGACATCCCATTGTCCGATGAGGACGCATTACGCGCTGTGATCGCGGCGAACCGTGGTGTTGCTGGCGATTTATCAGCGTACACTGGCGGTCGTGTTGGAAACATCCAGAACGTCATCGACCAGAACGTCCGCGCTGTTGACACTCGACTTCAAGAACTCGACCAACGGCGATCTGAACTAGAGACACAGGCCCAAGCGCTACGAGACGAATTGCGAAATGCCACCCTCAGAACGTCGAGCGATCTCGACGATCCTCAGTCCCGTATCGATACGCTTCAGACGCAGATCGAACTCTTCAACGCCGAGCGAGCGACTGACGAGTTGAGAGAAATGATGGAGATGCTCGGCAGCCGTCGCTCGCAAATCCTCAGTGACGAAGCAGCGGCAGCTCGCCGTGAGCAACTCTCGCGAGAAGCTATCGCCGATACTCTGGTCGGCGGTATTGCCCAGTTCGAAGACTTGGGCCTTCAGTCTCCGTTGACGCCAGAGCAGTATTTATTACTCCTGCAATCTCAAGATGAGGAAGAGGAAGAATTAAGTACGGCAGCGAACCCATTCGCGCTGAACATCGGAGCGATCTAAAATGGCTTGGGGCCAAATAATCGGCGCTGGCATCGGCGCAGCTACGTCGATGATGGGACAGGCGGCGGCCAACCGACGACATGCTCAGTCCATCGCATATCAGCAATGGGCAGCACAGCGGCAGTTTGAGATACAAGAGCAGCAGCTCAACATCCAGCGCGAACAACTCAACATGGCCCATGCAGCCGACAACGAGCGGCGGGCAGAAAACGAATATCGACGACAACAAGAAATCATCAACAGAGGCATTCGCCGACGAGAGCGTTACGAAGAAGAGCGACTCATCGAAGAATTTAAAGCCGAGAAGATGCGCGATCAGGAGATCGCGATCCAACGTCAAATTCAAATGGATAAGGCGGCGGCCCGCGAGCGACAGTTCGAGCTAACAGAGTTCCTTCGTAACCAAGCAATCTCGGCACAAGAAAGACAGACAGCTCTCGACGAACTCGAAGAAGTTAAGGGGATTGTCAGCGGTGAACGAGATGAAGATAAAGTCCAATTCCTTCGCGCTCGCGCACAGAAGGAACTGGAGCGAGAATTTGCGGCCCAAGAATACATCGACGCCAAAGGACAGGCAGAGTTAGAGCGAGCGGAATCACTCGCCCGCAACCAAGCAATCATGGCCCAGATTGGCCGAATGGAGGCGGGCTTAAATGAGGCTGTCCAAGGTCTGCAAGTAACGCCAGACATCCAGACATTTTCGCCCGCAGACATTCAGTCCGAAATAGACAGACGTACATCGCAGTACCAAGCAGATGTAGACAGAGCGGCATCAGCCGTTGCGTCTGCTGGGGAAGCGGACCTCATCCGCACCGGCATGGACTTGTCCACAACAGGCGAAAACCGCCGCGCCGCCATCGCTGCACGTCTGGCGCAGGATTATCAGAATGCTCGTAACCGCGCCTATGACGACAGCATGAATTTCATCAAGAATCAGCAAGGCGTATCGCAAGCGGACGCTGGAGCGATCCAAGACATGCGCCAACAGCAACTCGCTGAAGTCGCGGGCATACAGGGCATTGGTCTTGATCCAATGCTGCGAATGACTGATGCACGATCCGCGTTGACTGCTCCTGCGGCTTACCTCAACCAATTGCCAACAGGCGTTTACGACAGACGCCTATCCACTGCGTCTGGCTATCGAGCCCCGATAGGTATCGGTTCGGCTATCTACGACAGAACGAACATGGTTGGCTCCGGCATTAGCCCAACGGCTAACATACCGAGCGCCGCTGTTGGGATGATGCCGTCAAGTCAAGTATTCGATCCGTACAGCATGTCTATCGATGACCCGTCCCGCTACATGGGTATCGCCGCCGGTATGGGCGGCTCCATCCTGTCTAGTCAGGCGGGTGTAATGCGGAGCGCCGATCTGATGGCTGGGCAAACGGCTGGACAGCTTGCCGGAGCATCTAAGGGGTTTGGCTCCAGCATGAGAGGTTTGTCAGACGAGCTGTTCGCAACGGACTGGGGTGACCTCTTTGGAGGTGGTGACAGCCAGCCCGACTTTATGAAGGGTTATGTTTGGGAGGGTGATCCCACTTACGGCGGTTCAATGGGTGATATAGATAACTTCGATGCCTTTAATCTTGGTGGATCAGGGGCGTCGTCGAGTTCGCAACCAATGTGGTACGGAAGCGCTTAACATGGACTATTCAGCATTTGCACAAGGATGGGAGGAAAAGGGCGATAAGAATCGGCAGAGCCGCCTCGACAACTTGAAGCTCTGGAGTGAATACAAAAAAGCCAACCCCTACGCCAGTCTTGAAGAGCTGCAAGCCTACCGCGATTCATTGGCGGGCGGCTCGAACTACCTTGGCAAAGTCTTACCCACGAGCACAGTTCTCCAAACCTTGGCCGACCGTAATCGGTCCAATTATGACCAAGCCATGTTGGAACGGACCTACGGCAACATGGAAGCTCGTGCAAAAGTGATGGGCACGATGCAAGCCGATATCGACAACGCAATCATGCAATCAGGCGGCACTAACTTAGCGGGTGCTGCACAAGATTTCTTGGCGCGATACCCCGAGCTTCAAAGCACTCCAGACATTGCAAAACGCATTGTCGGTCAATTCAGTGAGGGCCGCTTCAACGCGCTCAAGGTAAAGTCGATTGAAGAAAGTATGCCGACGGTCACCCGGCTTATCGCCTCCAATCCAAATATGACCGCAGACGAACTTGCTGCCGCAACGAACTTGCCGAAAGGTATAGCCAAGGGAGCGATGACGCAGGCGCAAGAAGCACTTCGGCAAAAGAACTATGACTGGTACGCCAGACACAATGACCGGATCATAGATAGAGCCGTCGACCTGGCTAAAGACGGAATGGACATATCCAAATCGCTTGAGCAATCAATTGCTGAGATCGACCCCAGTAAAAAACTGGACGAAAGCAAGGACATAATTAGCAAGTACGTGTCCATCGTCCAGCAGAAGGCGAAGCAAGTTCAAGATAAACGGACACGTGACATAAACGACCGGGCAAGTAGAGAGTTTACGGACCTCCAAGAGTTTGCGCTCAAAAGCTCCCAAATACGCAGAGCCATTCAATACAATGATTTCGATCAAGCAAGAGCCGCACTTGAAAACCTTATCAAAAGGCGAGTGCCGACAGACTTGCAGGATTCGTTCGAGAGAGCGGAAATCGATGAAATACTCGACTACGTCGGCACAGAGCTTTCTCAGGTCCGCGAAGACCAAATGATGCAGTTGCGGGAAAAGAACAAAGAAACAGCCGGTGCCGCACGAAAGGCCGACATTTCGGCAGACACAAAACTTATCGAGAGATACTACGGCAAGGGCAAAAATTTCACGCCAAATGCCCAAGTCGGACCCGACAGACAGATCAACGGAAACACAGCTATTGCCGCGTCGCAATTGGCGCAGCAATACGACCTCAACCCATATAACCTCGACGCCATTACTCGGGCTTGGCAAGCCGCTCCAAATCTCGACGGAACTTCACAAGTGCAAGACCTTGTGCACGCCGCGCTTCCCGCGCTTCAAAGGATGGGTGTTGGAACGAGAGCTAACCAAACCAGCTCTATCGACTTCCAAACCGAGCTTCGCTCTGGCCTAGCTTTCAATCGCCCACGCACATACGAAGAAGTTCGCGATCAGCAAATGGACGCCGCAACCACTCGGATAGACCTCGCCTCGAACTACGCGGATCAAATTGGTTTCGCCCTCGACAAAATAGATTATGCGGATAGGACCGTTGAAGATTACGAGCGGGCAATCTCGCACATGGAACAATTAAAAGACAAAATCAACAGAGAAAGTCAGGCGTGGAGAGAGTCTAATGACTATCTCGAACGATACCGGATGAGATGGGAGAAAATAAGTCGCGATAGCAAAGGTTGGGACAGTGCAGAAATGCGTGCCCTTGAGAACGATGAAAATAACGCCAAAGAGAAATTCTTTAGAGACGACATAGATTTCAGCATCGATCTATACAAGCGAGAGATAGAGAAATTAAAGAGGCAAGCTCCGAAGACAGTACCTCAAAAAGGCGATATCCAATCCACGACCGGCAGCACCTCTCCGGTTGGCCGCGCAGTCAGTAATTTCTTTGACGCCCAATCGGCAGGGCAAGCGATCAATAGTGCTCTGGACCCAATCAGAAGACAGTCTGCTTGGCTCGGACAAATGGTCTACGATCAAACAGACGCTGAACTTGCGGCCAAGCAAAAACTCCTGAAGTTTGTGGAAAATGCTGGCGGCCATCAATCGATAGCCAACCGAATCTTTGCGAATTTTGGCCCAAAAGCACAAAACGGCTCTACTCAAAAGGCCAATGCAAAAGTGCAAGAGTTTATAGCCGATCCGACCAAGTTCATGCGAGAAAATCAGGCGTGGCTTGAGGACAAGTAGGACGACCGCCCACCCGCCATCACGGTAATTTCAGTTCATCGAACGGTGAACTGGAGTTCCGTAGATGAGTGACAAATATGTGCGCGATGGCCTGTCGACAGGGTATTTCGATTTTACGCCCGACGCACCGGCAACATCTGACTACACGACAAGCATAACCTCACACAAAGCGCTTAAAGACCCGCGCTTCCTTCAAGACCTGCGTGAGTACTACGGTGAGACCGGAAGCCTTGGGCTCACTGACGAAGCCCTCATTGATAAATTCTACACCGACAAGACATGGGCAGACTGGAACACCGTGTCGGCCATCAAAGACGCTGGGGCAGCGTATGGCATGTCCGAAGAGAGGCGGGCTAGAGCAAAGCGAATTGAGAACGTGTGGCGCAACCTTCCAATGGCGTGGCAAGAAGGTGGTCGCGGCGTTTCGGAAGCGCTTGGCGACGTGCTCCCAGCCGTAAATATCATTCCGGGAGCCGCAGCCGGTAAGGCTGGCGTGACCGCAGGACGTGCGGCCTACCTAGCTGGGAAATCACGACCGATGCTTCGAGGTGCCGGTCGAGGTGCTGCTGTTGGCGGCGCATCCGAAGCTGCAATCTCTGGCGGTCAAGCCGCCGTCCACGACACAGCTCTGCAAGCACGAGATGTCCAGCTTGGACTTCAAGACGAAATCGATACGGGTCGACTTCTCACCACGACAGCCGTAGGGACGGTTGCCGGTTCCACTGTGGGAGGATTGATTGGCGCTGGCGCTGGTGCGCTTGGAGCGCGTCGAGGTGTTGCACAAGCAGAAAACGCCCTTCGCCTTGGCCTGACACCCGAGCAAGTTTCGGCAATGAGTGCTCGTGAGATTGCCGAGTTCACGAGGAATACACAGGACACAGCGGGGCTTCTCCCACAGGCGGATGAAGCAGTAGAAACCGCAGCCGAAGAGGCTGCTCCCGATTTTCGCACTGTCTTGCAAAGAGAGATCGATGGTCTATCCGGCAGATTAGACGAAGCCTATGAGGCGGAGTTTGGATCGCTGGCCAACCTCAAGGCAGACGGCGCGTCTGCGGAAGACATCGCTGAAGCGGCAGCAAATCTCGAACGTATTTCAACATTCAGAAAGCTCGCCGCTCGACTGCAAAATGCAGAAGCCGAAGTCGATGATTTACTCGCCAGCAACAAACCCGCCGATCAAGCAGAAGGCCAAAAGCGCAGCGCCGCTTTGCACGAAGCACTCACCGATCTACGTGCCGCCGCAAGAGGCGGTGACATCGACCTCGCTCGACTGAACCAACAGGTGCAAGATGCATCTGGCGGCGTCATTGTGCCCGAGCCCCCAGCAGCTCGTGCCGCAGAGGGAGAAGCGGAAGCTCCAAGACAAGAAGCCGAAGCGGAGCCCGCCCCAAGACAAGAAGGTGAAGCCGAGGCCGAAGTCGCAGGCGAGCCTGCGCCAAGACAAGATGCGGTAGAGGAGCCCACAGCCGATACTGACGTGGGTGAACCAGAGGCTGCCGCTTCTCCGACCAGTGATCCGGCAAGTGTAACATTCTCTCGCAGCAAGGTTGAGGAAGACACCAAACGTATTCTCAACGCTAACGGCATGACGATGGACGACCTTCAAGGTCACATCGCGAATGGCCGCATTCAGCTTGGAGCAAGAGGAAAGTTTACCGTTCAGAGCAAAAGACAGCTCGAAACTGTAATAAAGGTGGATCGAGACTCGAAGGCTTTTGTGGCAGAGATGTCACCGGCCAACGAGAATGTAGGCGACACATCGGTATCTCCAGAAGCTACCGAGACCCCCGCGCCCCCGGCACCAGTCGTTAGCCAACGAATTCGCCAGATCGCAATCGAAGCCGGAGTTGACTGGAGAGAAATTACCGGCTCAGGCAAAGACGGTAAAATTTTGAGAAGGGATATTAAGGAAGCGATCCCGAATGCGCCGTTCTACAGAGGCAACGTCATGATGGACGTTGACCGAGTAAAGAAAGACGCAGACCACATCGCTGCACAGGCAAATGGACTACCGCATGACTACTATCGTCGCCTTATCCGTATGCTTGGCGAAGATAAAGAAATCCCATCCGATGTCGACGACATCGTTGCGATGTACGACTACACATATCCACGTTCATTCGACGACATCGCCGCAGATGTAAGGGCTGGCATTCTCTCAAAAGATGATGCGGTCTCTGAAATCGCGATGTCTGGTCGCCAACCTGTCGATGCAAATGGCGTCCGCATTCAGAAAGATGAGGCGAAGGCACGTCTTGAAAAAATAGAGCCCTCAGTCGAAGAGCGGATCGAGATCGATTTTACGCAGACAGAAAAGAAACTGATCCGCAAAATTGCCAAGGAGCGCGTCAAGGATGGCGAAAGCAAAGTAGACGCTGAAGCTCACGCACAGATCATGGTCTTAAACCGGCGAATGCAGGGTAAGGCCGAGATAGGCTCTGGCGATCTTGCGTCATCAGGTCGACGAGCAGAACAAACGAAACTCATCGAGGGTGCTGGCCGCAACGCCCAGACAGGACGCATACAAGGAATTCTTCGGGCAGGTATCCCGACAAGCGAAGGAAGGACTATTAACACGTCCGGTCTTCAGCGGGGCGAGCAAAAATTTATAAACGAAAAAAACTTTGAAGCCGACGCCGCGTTAGCCAGAGCTATAGAAACTCACACTATCCAGCCGTTTATTCCGTCACGACCTGTTCGCGGCGTTATGACACTGGAGGGTAAGAAAGACTTTGCCGCTGGCGTCGAGCTTTACGCCGATCCAAAAACTAAACGTATATACGACAGCCGTGAGACTGCGCTTATCGTTCGTGGCGACCTCAAGCCGTCGAACAAGTTACCAGACACGACAGCGGCAGCCGCTGCGACACGAGAGGCGGAAAGCCCTGCCCCGCGTGATGTCCCAAGCGCCACCTCAGACATCCAAATGCTTGTCCGCGCAGCTATTGACGACAACGATCTTGGCACAATCAAACGTATCCTAAGACAAACCAGCACACCGGAAGCCAAGCCCCTCAAGGTTCCCGAGGCAGAAACGCCGGAACAGCCCACCGTATCACGTGCCGACCCGGACACCCCAATCAAATTGGGCGACCGTGTCTTGATATTACAAAAAGCGGACGACCCAACCGATGTGCGCCTCGCTGGCAAGACACAGCGCACGAGCGATCCAACCGTCCAGTCGATAATCGGAAAAAACCAAAAGCCTCAGAATTGGATTGTCCGATATGCACTGGCCGAAGAAGCCGAGGGCGTAAGGAACGCGATAGACAAGCGAGCCCTTTGGAATAGCGCGAATACTGTCGATCCTGATTTTGATCCTAGTTTTACAGAATTGGGCGCATTCACCCGTGGCGACGTGCAGCCGGGTATTCTGCGCTATGTCGGTGATGAGACGGGCGTCGGAGCACCGCTTTCGGTTACTGATTTTGATGCCCTTCCGCTGGACTTGCTTCCAAAGGACATGATGTTTTCTGTCCGAGGCAGCCAACTCAACCTGGATGATTTTCTTTCGCTTGCCACAAGACAAGCGGGCCGAGATTTTGATGTAGACGATACCGTCCGAAGCGGCGGAGCGGGAATACGCGCATTAGCGGCCAGCCTCGAAAGCACCCCCTTCCAGTTATACCGGGTCCACCATGAAGAAATCGGCGACCTACTCGCTGGCATCTATCGGATTGAACGTGAGCTGTCGCCCGGAGGCATTGTCCGCAACAATGCGTCGCGGGCCGAGTCGATCAAAAGTCTTGAGGATATTTTCTCAAACCGCGCAGCCGACGAGGTTTCCACCCTAACAAAAATTTTCCGAAACTTGGGCGGAGACCCAGAGCGCGGTCCAGTACTGAGAGAAGGCCAAGGCTGGAGCTATCAATCTATTGTGGCAAGCGACGGAAGACGTGCCGCTTTAGACAACACAATAGAGGTCGGCGGTAACGATAAATACCCCGACAGCTTTCCGTTGATGCATGAGCTTGGCCACTGGGCTTACAGGAACATTCTAACGCCCGAAGACAGAGCTGAGTTCTGGACGGCGATAGGTCAATCATACGCCTACAAAGCACAAGGAGTGCGTAGGTTGCCCGAAGCGCCACCCGGCGTTGTAAATCAGCATAGCCCCCAAGAATACTTCGCAAACCAATTCGCAACTTGGGTTATGCGAAATCAATCGGATGGCATATGGGAAGACCCCGGTTTTTGGCAGCGTATTAGTCGGTACATAGAGGCTGTCTACAACTGGGTTGTAAAAAAAGAGGTCATCAACCCGGACCTCATGCCCTTGTTCAGTAAGATTTTGCCGGAAGAAGAGCGGGCAGTATTCCGCCTTGGTGTTGAGGAGCCAACGACACCACTTCAGCACGCGGTTGTTAAGCATCACACTGAACTGCAACTGGCCAAAGAGAGCGTTGAGGAAGCGCTCAAGCGCGGAAACCCGGACGGTATTATTGCAGCCTTTGCGAACGTGCAGACAACTCTGGCACGAGCAGCACCGGGAAGAGCAATACCAGGACAGGCTACAAACGCTGGCGCAACATTCAGTGTTTATCGCCCTCTCGAAAAGCTGATCCGCGACAGGTTCGGCGACATCAACCAAGTCTTGTCTGGCAAGGCAAACCCATACGAAAACTCACCGGGCGCTCTTCAAGACACCAATGTCTCGCTTGGCGATATGTTGCCAGAGGCACGAATAAATAAGTCCTACGCTGAGATGTCTGGCGTTTCCGATTACAACCCGGAAGCCGTAGCAGACACCTTGGCCGAGCTGTGGGAAGACGGGCACGCTGGAGGTTTTACACCACTGGTGAGGACAGTCACTCCGACAGACGAGTCTGTCTTCAGCGGCAACACCTCTATCAGCAAACTTTTTGAAATGATGGAGCGCGATCTCGAAGCAGCCTTTGCGAGTGAAGGTGCTTCCATGAACGTGGTTCCCGCATCGCTCAAGAAAGAAAAGGCAGGTACACCTTCCGCGTCTGGCAAGACAGCCGTCAAGAGAGAGAAGACTTCTACCGAAGCAACTGCCGAACGAGCTGTTGAAGAAGCTAAGACACCAAAACAGAAGCGCAAGCGCAGCGCAAAAGGAGAGACAGCCGACAGTGCATTTGCTGGTGAAGTGCGCTCCGCCAGCCGAGCTGAGTTGATCGATATCTACCGCCGCGAAGCCGGGACAGAACGCGGCGATCAAATCGCCGAAATCATTCTGGCCAAAGCCAAGGCTGAACCGCTTCCGGCAAAGCGTGTGAAAATCACACGCGATATTATGAAGGCCGATCTCGGGCGAATGAAGACGATGCTCGCCGAGGCGTTTGATAACGCAGACAGCAAGACAATCGACCAAGTCCTTTATGAGGTTCAGCGTCGGGCACACAACCGAGCAAACAAAGGCATCAAGAGCGTTCAAGTTAAGCCGCTCTTCCGCGAAGTGCATGGCGCTATTGCTCAAGAGCTGGACGACCACGTCGGCGTCCAGACAGCGAACGGCATACCGGCAAGTGCTCGCGGTCAAGTCCGCACAATGCTGGGCTACCTCACGCACCGCGATCCAGAGGTAGAGGTCGCTATGCGGACAATGACTTACCGCATGGTCAACCTTCTCGGTAAGGCGCAGCGCGGCACAGTAGAAGACGCCAACTTTATGAATATGGGCGACATGGCCCGCTTGTCTGGCCAAGACCTCGCTGGTGCCGAGACCGGAGCGTTCATGGATTTTCGCAGTCCGACGTTCAGTCATTTACGCCGCGACCTACGCCGGATGTCTGTGGCCCTTAACAAAGGAAAGTCTACTCCGTTCGACGCCATGCACGAGGTCAGCCATATGCTGGTCAGGTCTGGCGTTCTGCCGCAGCGGGAACTCGACGCAATTAAAGAAGCCTATCGCGGACTGGACGCTGCCGATCCTCTCAAAAAACGCATCAACGATACCTACCGAAAGAAATACGAAGGTAGAGATTACACCGACGGCGAGATGGAAGATGTCTTGTCGGAAGAGTGGTTCGCGGAAAACTTCACCCAGTACCTCGCCGAGCGCGTTGCAAAGGGTGACATTGCTCAAGCCGCACTGACTGGAAACGTCAACGGCGTCGCACTTCGAGGCACGATAAACCGCGCTATCGACCGTCTTGTCGAGTATGTGTCTTATGTCTTGAACGGCCTAATTGGCCGCAACGACATCAAGCAAACTTTCCGACGGATTACACTGTTCGGTGACATGATGGAGAACACAGCCCGCCCACCCATGGCTGGCCGTCGTCTCGTCGTTGATCCCGTCAACGCCGCCTCATATGCGCGGGACAGATACATGGCCGCGCCGACGACGAAGCAATCCAAGATCGCACGGTATGTTGAGAATGGTGTGGGCTATAATGCTGCTTCCGACATGCCCGTTACGTGGTATCACGCGACACCTAACGCTTCTAAATTTGATAAAACGTCGAGCCCCAATGAAGTCTTTGCCAAGAGCGAAAACGGCAACTATGGACCCGGCCAGTATCTGAGCATCAACCCCAGTTATACGCGCAGCTATGGCGAATCTCCGACAGCAACGTCCTTGCTGCGATCCATAGATGAGGCAGACCTACCCCTCGAAGTAAAGAACGACCTTACGGTAGACGCTCTGTACGTGAGCGGATTGCGAAAGGAGATGTCTCAACTGCGGCGGGAGTATAGCGACCTCACGAACAATCCATCCGATGATGAGGTTTCCAGTTTTCTCAATGAGCAGCGTTTGAACGAGATCAAGATGCAGCTCGACGAGATGGTGAACGAAGAAGCAGCCATAAAAGCGCTTTTCCGTAAACACAACATCGCAAGCGATCCCGGCGTTATCCCTTTCTATGTACGGGCGGTGAAGCCCGCCGATTTCCGAACGAGCGCATTTTACGAGCCGACCGATGACTTCGTTCGATTGCTTATGAACAATCTCGACGAAAACCCGACAATCGGGACTCGCGAGATGACTGCATTTGGTGAGGAGGTGGCAAGAGGAGTTGACGGTCGACAGCTTTATCAAGCGTATGTCCGCGCTCACAAAGCAAATGGCGCACACAGCGACGCCGCCGCAAAGGAAATGGCCTCGGTCAGCTTACAAGACAAAGGCTACGACAGCCTTCGGACCACGCACTACAACTCTGTAGATAACGCAGACATTCCCGACCTAATGCCAGATGGCCGTCCGTATGGCTCTGAAGTACAGGGGCACGAGACGGTTGTTTTGTTCGACGAGACGCAGAGTAAGCACATCGATGCAGATTACTTCGACGAGCACGACACGCGGATGTTCTATCGAGAGGTAGAAGGTGGCGGCAGCGCAATCAACGCCGAGGTTGTAGACGGCTGGTCTGCCGGTGCGTCAAGCAAAGACACAAACTGGGACGCGATTACTGAGAACTTGGAAATCGCGGGAGCCTCACAAGCCGAGGCAAGCGCCATGCACTCGGTCGCAACAGGTCGACCGCTGAATGCACAAGAAGAGCAAGCAATGCGGAAAAATTCGCCGTGGTTCTTCTTACAAGAGCAATCCACTCGGATGAAAAATCTGGGGATGCATTGGATTGGCGATTGGTACAAAGACCACTTCCCGGAAATCTCCCAGCGTTTTGCTGGCACCTACATGCCGATCCGCAACAAGCTGCGTAACCTACCTGATGCGGACGGTCGTATTCGCGCTTGGGCTCGGGCATCGACCGCAAGTGTCGGGCAGAAGCAACCGAAGTCCTATGAAAGAATTGTTCGCGCACTTCGCCATGGGCATGGATCGCGACAGTTTGAAGCTCTCTCTGTCCAAGAGAGGGAGATTTGGCAAGACATCCGCAAGGCAATGGATGCCGAGCGCGACAAGATGATTAAGACAGGAATGTCTATTGGCTATCGAAAGGACTACCTCCAGCAGGTTTGGAGCAAAGAGGTAATCCAAAAAAACCGAGACGAATTCCTGCAAGACATGGGTGACTATTACAAGATCGAACGCACATCGCACGGCGAGCTGGCCAACGATGCGGACGCGCTTACTTTCGCCGAGCGGATTTACGACACCCTAGCCGGGGATGATGCCGACGGCGTGATGTCACCTGTTCATGGATCAACGCGAAACCCGCGTTTTGAAGAGGGCGACTTTAGTCGGATGATTGAGCTGGATAAACATCCAGCCGCACTAAAGAAACTAGAAAAGTATCTGGAGTCAGACCTAGAGTTCCTCCTCACGAAGTATTTCGAGGGCTCAACTCGACGCCTCGTCCACACCGAGAAATTCGGACTGAATAGCCACGGCGTCTACGACTACATGATGGCGATGGATCAGGGTGCAGACGGGATTGTCCGACTGCTTTCCACCAATCGCGAGTATCGAAAGGACGTTCGATACAAAGGTCTCGATGGTTATCCAGAAGACGGTCGGATTATCGACACGACTGCGATGCCATTCAATGGTCGAGAGGCGGAAGCAGCGATGTTCGTCAAAGACCTTATTGACGTACATGCAAGACAAGGTTCTGGCGCAGCTCGACAAAAGTTGGATGAGGTTGCGACGCTGGGCGCGAATGGAGAAATCGCACCGACGTACTCCAGACGTGCTGATGCGATTATTGCTGCACTCGATGACTTCAAAGGCCAACCCGCCCCGCTCACGACAGCCAACTACAATTTCATGGACAATGCGATGCGAGTGTCCAGGCGGCAGCCACTCACAACGGGTGGTGGGCAAATGGCTTACAAGACAAGCCGCGCATTGCGGAACATTAACAGTGTCACTCTGCTGTCTTTCACGACACTCACGTCTCTGCCCGATCTCGTCTTGCCAATTATCCGCTCCGGCAGCTTCACAGCATATCGCAAGGGATTGGCGCGATACGCATCCGATCCCGAATACCGTCAGATGATGAAGAATGTCGGTGTGGCGATGGAAAACATTATTCACGACCGCATGACTTATATGTACGGCGCAGCCGACGGCAAGACAACACACGCATTTTTCAACGCAACCATGCTTACGCCATGGACGGATATGATGCGCCAGATTGCTGGCGCGACAGCCGTCGAAGCGTTCATCGCCATGCAAAAGAAATCCCTCAAGCACTGGGACGAGACTAAGCCACTCGCCCAACAGTCTCGGCAATACAAGACAGCATATCGTTTCCTTAAACGATACGGCCTTGGAGACTTTGCTCACGGACAGCGTCGTGGCTCTGAAACACTTGGCGATCCCGCACTGTTAGACGGCGATCTGGCCAGCGACGAACTCCGTCGTGGCATCATTAAGTTTGCCGACGAGTCCATCTACGCCCCCAACCCCAACGACATTCCACTTTGGGGTCAGACACCTTTCGGTGCCATGATGTTCCAGCTCAAGAGCTTCCCGCTCATGATGACTCGCCTCACTGGCTACACACTCAAGGAGGCGAGGCTAGGCAACATCAAACCGCTTGCTTATATGGCCACACTTGGCCCAGCGGTTGCTGCTGGTGCCCTTGGCATCAAAGACATTATCCAGATGCGTGGCGGCGACGAGAACCGCGAGGCCGCTCTGCGGAAACGCAACCTCCTCAAGACCATGGGTTACGACGAGAAGGTTCACGGCAACGAAGACGACTTCCTTGGATGGTACATCGAATCCGCCATGCACATGGGAGCCATGGGGATTTTGGCCGACAGTCTCGGAGCCGCATCAATGGCTGTCGAGAACGGAACCTACGGCCAGAACCGTCTCGCCAGTTACATCTTTGGCCCGTCCTTCGGGCTGGCACAATCCGGGATCACAGCGATTGCCGGAGTGAAGGACGCGATCACGGGTGGAGACAACAGCAATGCAAAAGAGAGATCGGCGGCCAGAGAGGTACTCACCAGAATACCTGTCGTGGGCGGCATACGCGGCGCACGAGAAGGTCTCGTAGACAAGCTGATCGGTGAGGCCAGTAGAGGTGGTAGCTCATCTGGTTGGGGTGGCTCGTGGGGTAGCTCATGGAATTGACAGGAGTGATGTTTTGGAGAGCAAGCGAAATGACGAATACGATTGGGAGATCGACAGCTACCAGTCATGGCTGCTCGCCCTTGAGACGATGCGAGCCGATTACCTCGCCAACCGAAAAGAGGGTGAGACGGCGCGAGAATTCCTCGACAGAAAAGCGAAGGAGAAGTGAATGCTGGGTATAGCAGAATCGGTAGTTGGGGTTGCTGGGAAAGTTCTGGACAAGTTCGTTTCCGACAAAGACCTCAAGACAAAACTAGAGCACGAGCTGCGGAAAGAGATGATCTCTCTCGACGCACTTCAAGCGCAGGCAAACGTCGAATCCGCAAAGCATCCGTCTTTGTTCGTGTCTGGTGCGAGGCCATTCCTCCTCTGGGGAACAGGGCTCGGGCTTTTGTGGGGAACTCTGTTCGGGCCTATTGCCTCATGGGCCTGCGCGATCTGGGCACCCGATGTCGTGTTGCCCGCAATCGAGACAGAGCAGCTTACCAGTCTTGTCTTGGCTTTGCTCGGGCTTGGCGGAATGCGCTCATTCGACAAGGCCAAGGGCACCGGCAGGAACAATATGCGGAGCTGACATGCGAACGCTCGTCCACGTCAACCAACACGTTATCCGAAAGAACCACAAGACAGGAGAGGCCAACCCACCCCTCACGGTCAAGACCTACAAATCAAATGACTATGGCTCGACCGTTGAGATCGCTGGCCCGTGCCGAGTGGTCTATCGGCCCGAGAAGCCGCTCTCATGTGGCGCTCGTGTCTGGATAGAAACAGAGGATGACGTAAGGATATTGGAGTAGCCATGTATGTAATTGTCATAATCATGTCCCTACCCTTTTTATCTAGCGATGAGTTCGATTCGGTCACCGTCACACATTACAACGGGACTATTTTGGACTTTCGGACGCAAGAAGCCTGTCGTAGGCACGTCTCGGAAAACATTCCGGCGTTAAAGGTTTTGGCGAACCAGCATTTCCCCGGACGGTCAATATCCACTATCGACTGTTTTGTCCCAAAGGAGGAAGTTTGATGTTCGCTTTATCGCAGCGCAGTAAGGCCAGACTATCAGGTGTGAATGAACAGCTTGTCTCTGTCGTGGAGAGGGCTATTAAACTAACCAAATACGATTTTGGTGTTATCTGCGGTTTACGAACGCAGGATGAGCAGCTCGAACTTTATAACAAAGGAGCCTCCAAGATTAAGCAGTGGGGGCCACATGTTCTGGGCCGAGCTGTTGACCTTATGGGGTATATAGATAATCGCGCTTGCTGGGAGTTAAACATTTACGACGACATTGCGGATGCAATGCGACAGGCGGCCATGGAGCTTGATGTACCAATTCGTTGGGGTGGAGCGTGGCACATCACAGACATCCGTAAACATGACGGCGACATGGAAAGCGCGATGAACGAGTACATAGACCTACGCAGGTCACAAGGCCGAAGACCCTTTCTTGATGGGCCGCACTTCGAGTTCAGCGGCTGAAGTCATCTCCCCACCAAGAGCACCATATCCACAGATATCAACCCACGTGTCTTTGTGATCCATGTCTGGCTGTAATGGATTAGCCAGCCGAGCCAGCTTTACACCGACCATAGCCGCGACAACCTGCTGACGAGTAACTGGGTGTCCGAAGACAACTGACCAAATCTCGGCAATCCGGTCGTGGTTCTCATCTGCTGGGCCATAATCTATGGCGCGTTGCCCATTGATTATCTCACCCGCAGCCTCAAGAAACTCATCCCTCGTCATCATCACCCTCTTTAAATAGATCGGGGTGGTCGTCTGGCCGCTCTTCATACTCAATTGCCGAGTGTGTCTTGGCCTCAATCTCTGCCTCGATCATGCGAATTTGGTGATTAAGATCGGCAATGTGCTCTTCAAGATATCTCGATTTAGTCATCGCTTTGTTGTACTCACCGTCGCTCATCTCGACATATTCAACGCGACCCTTTATCGAATTTACCGCGACTGCGCTTACATCAATTTCTTTCAGAAGAAGACTTCGCGTCTTCATCATTGTCATATATTCGCTCGACTTCATTGTTTGTCCTTCGGTCTGTATGGCTCAAACATGTCGCAGATGTTGACAGCCTCATCGCCTGTCTTGGCGCACGTCCAGAGACCTTTTTCGTTCGGTTGTGCGTGGGCACAGCCAGTGCATTTTTTGTGTTCGAGACCTTCCCAGCATACGCTGCGGTGGAAACAACCCTTGCAACGCCAGTCCAACGGATCGTCACTGATTTTATCGGCGTCGCCGTTAAGCACAGCCGAGATTTTTTGCTTTAGGAAAGCGACCTCTAAGTCGTCCTTCTCAACAATCTCAGCGTGGTAAGCACAGTTGTTCTTGTTGATGGCGATGAAGAGCGTCTCATTCATATTCGCCATGGCCATCATCATCTGCACTTGTGCGTAGTAGCGAGGATGCGAAATCTTCACGCCAGACTTCAAAAACTTTTTAAAGCTGGCGTCGTTCATTGATTTGATTTCCAAGACACGCACAACGCCATCGTCCATCTCGACGTGGCCGTCCATGTGACAGACGATATGACCACCCAGTTCAGAGTATGCGTGTTGCTTGCCAGTGAGTCCGTCTGTCTCCCAGACGCGAACGTCCGCTCGTTTTTTGAGGTCGCGAACAACAAAGTCTTCCAGCATGTGTCCGAAAGCAAAGATACGTTGCAGTTGTGGGGGAGGCTTGTCTTGTGGGAAAGCCCTGAGAGAGTAGGAGAGACGGGCCAGACACTCCTCCCCCACGATGGACGCACCAATATAATCCCTCGGCTCATGGGCGGGGGAAGCCGAGTAGCCTTCATCGATGGCCGTGACAACATCGGCGGCGTCCATAATTTGCATTAGAAGGGTATCTCGTCATCCAGAGCATTATCGGTTTTCGCAGCAGCTCCGACCGGCATGAAGGATTTAATCTCGGAGTATTGCCTCTCTGATCCGTCTCCCGCCGTGTATTTTTTCCCCATGCCTATAAAGACGCGGCAAGACAATCCGTTAAGCGACTTCATGTCTCCCGGCTTGTCTGGTGAGGGGTGACCAGAGGCGATCAGGAACTGTTTGAGTTTTTCTTTGCCGATCCGAATGGCAGCATCGGAGAAGCCGTGCATCCGAAAATCGTTTCGGATATCTCCCGTCTTGCCCACATCGGTGAAAACAACGCGAACAATCTTTGCGTTGCCCTCAAGGGTTTCTATCGTCGCGTCGGAGCTGACAACCGTATACTCACCGGGTGATAGTCGGCCCTTGCGTTCTGTAACCTCAACATCTGATAAGTCGAGGTCACCAAATCCATTCCATTCACTCATTTCTTTACTCCTGAGATTTTGCTTAAAAGTTCAGTCACGTTGTCGCACTCCTCAAATGGCTTGAGGACACCCTTCGGATCACGTGTCTTGCCGTGCCAACCCGAGACTTCGTCGGTGACGATCCAGCGCTTGACGCGAGGGATACCTGCATCGGTGGTCTCGGTGGTTCGGACGCCACACATTACATGGTCGAATAGGGCAGGAACCTGTTTGGCGACGCCCTTCCCCGGCAGTGCTGGCCAGTACTGTGTTTTGTCGTTTGCGTCTGTTTCTTCCGTCGCTAGACACGTCACATACACATGCATGTCCATATCGCGGATGGCCTTGAGAGCACCGAGCATGGAGCGTTTGTAATCAGCCCAGATTTTAAAGCCGTTGGGGTTGTGTTCGTTTTCCTTCTCACACTTTTCAAGGCAACGCTCACCCATCTCGGTAAGGCTGTCGATTGCGATCCACTTGTAGCCAGCTTTCTTAAAATCGTCTGACTGCATCATCTTCCAGATGCCTTTAAAACTGAACTTCCCCTCGGTTGGATCGTGCTCTCCGTCCCAAGACGAGAACGGCAGGAAGTCAATGTCGACATCTTCAAGCGACTTCAGCCCCGCCTCACCCGAGAGGATGAGCCCTTTGCCGTAACGCTCTGCATAGAAGCGACATTGATAAGTCTTTCCATAACCGTGATGGCTATAGAAAAGCGTCTTAGTCGGCCCGGTCGTGAGCGACGACGTAGACGGTAGATTGTCCATGAAACCCATTATTTTATTACCTCGACCTTTGGTGAATTGAGTTCTTTCTTGAGCGCATGAGCTACCTTTGCCTGTTCCTCGACGGGCAATTTGTCATACGTCCGTTTGTGTATTGAGAGGTTCCGCGACACGTACTGTGGCAGCTCGCCTTGATCGAAGACCCTCTCCAACTCCGACTTGTCCCACTTGTATCGCTCTGTTCGTGTGACCCGAACGTGCATGTCATCGACTTGTTCGATCTGTTCCCCAGCGGTTTCGGGAAACAGGTGGGCTATCTCACCCGACAAACGATCAACAGTTTCCTGTAGCTCATTGGCTTGAGCGATAGCGTCGTGAAAGTCGCTGGCGAGTGTCCTCAGAGCTTTGAGTCGCTCTGCGTTGTAGTCGACATCTGGACGGGAGGTCTCCTCGTCGTCCGTCGTTTTGAATATGTCCCATTTATCCATGAGAGTCCTTTCGTTTGTTTAATATACACCTTGCCTATACTTTAGTTGTATATTATACAAAACAGCTATGCAAGATCACAAACGAAAAACTTTACGCCTCGACATAAACGCACTCATTAAAGACTGCGGAGGCGCTCGAAATGTCGCAGAAATCTGCGGCGTTCACCGCACTGCACCATACGGATGGCTACGCCGGGACTTTGTCTCGTCGACCAATCTCGGTCGGATCAAGGCCGCACACCCACACATAAACTTAGACAACTATTTTAGGGCGAACGATGAGCGACAAACTAAATCAAGCGATGGAGTACCTAGACCGAGGCTGGTCAATAATACCAATTAAGCCCGAAACAAAGCGGCCTCGCTTTTCGTGGAAAAAATTCCAGACAGAGCTTCCCACATCTGACGAGATTGAGGATTGGTGGCGAGATCACCCGGACGACGACATCGCCATAATCACTGGCGATTTGTCTGGCGTCGTGGTCGTGGACTGCGACAACGAGGAGGCCGCAGCGGCTGCTGCCGCTGCTGGAATGACTAGCCCCGTCGAAGCCACGACAAAGCGCGGTAAGCATCTCTACTTCGCACACCCAAGAGATGGCGTCAGGCGTGGCCCTCGTGCTGGAAACAACAGCCGGGGCGCTGACTGGCCGAGGATCGACGGCCTCGACTTCCGAGGAGACGGAAGCTATGCGCTACTTCCTGGGTCGACCAACTACGACTGGGCTATCGCCACTGGCCACGACATCGAAGACATGCCCGAGTGGCGCGACTGGCGACCTCGTGTGTCTTGCGATGACCCCCATCACTTTGAGTTCGCCGATCTCGATCTAAGCGACGTTGCTGTTCGTAGGCCCGACGACTTCCTCGACGAGTGGGAGCGCACAGCCCGCTACGTTAAAGAACGGTTCCCGTCTACGTTAAAAATCCCCACAGGTCTGGGCAACAGTCGCAACGAGCGCGTTATGTCCTACGCCAGCGAGTGCGTGCTCGAAGGTGTCTTTGGAGCAGAGCTGCGCGTTCGGTGCCACGCATTTCAAAACGAGTTCTTTGAGGAGCCTCTTGGGGAGGCAGAGTTCGAGGCTACCTGTCGGTCGATGGAAGAAGCCGAGCGCCGCAACCACCCGGAGCGCTTCGCAGAGGACGGCACATACATATATAAAGAAGAAAAGCCCGTCTCGACCGGCCCTCGTCGTTTGATAACCATGTCAGACGCCGAAGAGTTGATGGAGCGTTCCAAGACACGCGAGTACCTGATCGAGCCGTGGCTGCCTCCGGCGACAATCTGTCAGGTTTACGGATACAGCGGTCACGGCAAGTCGATGTTCGTCCAACATGCCATGGGATGTCTTGCTACCGGCAGCCGACGCTTTGGCCCGTTCGAGATATCCAAACCAGCCCGTGTTCTTTATCTCGATTTCGAGATGGGCATGGGAACCATCGCCCGCCGTCTGTCAGAGCTAAGACAAATGCACGGTGAGGCTGAAGATCGCCTCCAGATATGGGCACCCTTTGTGGATAATGGGGAAATTAATCTCAAGACAAACGAGGGACGGCTGGAGCTTGCCCGTCTGGTCGATGAGGTGAAGCCTGATGTTGTCGTGATCGACACGATCCGCAGCGCCTTCCCCGGCCTCGCCGAGAACTCAGCGGATGAATGGGCTAAGGTGAACGGCCTCGCCGTTCGTTTACGCAATGCTGGTATGTCTGTGATCCTCGTTCATCACAGCAACAAACCCGGAGAGAACGGCATGGGCCGTGAGGCTGGCTCAACCAACCAGCTCACTGTCTTGGACACACAGATCAGGGTGGCCCAGGTTTTCCAGGATGAAGAGACTGCAAAACAGAACGCAGCCATCCACGACATGACATACTCAACGCCTGTCTGGCCCATGCTTCAATCAGCATTGCCGGTGATGTCCAATCTCTACATGGTGATGGAGCTGCGGTATGGGAAAGTCAGGGAGTGGACGGAGGAACACGACAGAGTTCAATGGGTTGGGTTCGGGGCCAGCACAGTGACAGACGAACGTCATCTGGTATCGAGCCGGTCAACGAAGCAAAGAGCTAAGGAACTAGCGCTCACAGGAGAGAGCGTCGAGATCATCGCTAATCGACTGTCTCGTCCTCAACGTCTGATTGACGAGTGGCTTTCTTCCTGACATCGACGATCTTAGCGCCGGGGAAATAGATTCGCGTGGTAGCGTAGAACTTCGCGACCTCACGATCCGCGCCCCATTGGGCTTCTATCTCCGCCATGGCAAGATCGATTTCTTCCGGCTCGGGCTCGGCCACTGGACTGGGATTGGGTCTTCCTTTGGGGGGAGGTGGACGCGGTACACGCTGGTTATCACCGTCGGACTTTTCGTCCTCTTCCGAAAAAGATTTAGCAGCCAGCCAAGCCTCATATTTAATATCCGTTTTTGTTTTCATAAGGTGATACGTCGCCGTACTCAGTACTCGTTTTTCACGGCAACCACGCAGTGGTTACCGCCCTCCTCCGTCTTCCGTCGTCGACGTATCATATTTAGACACCTTTGTCAACTTCATGACACCTTTTGTATTGTATAATACACCGTTTCGGTGTTTATTATATGAACGAAAGGAGAATGTATGCCCCGAACTGTTAGTTTAACTGACGATGACCGGGTCTGGCTCAAGGAAAACCACAGAAAAAAATCATACAATTCAATGGCCCGTCGGATCGGCGTGTGCAGCGACACGCTCAAGCGCATCTTAGTGCGTGAGGGATTGCAGGAATTCGACGGCGCAAAATATCAGTGCAGTCGAGATACGAACGTCAAGATGTGGACGCGCCCCTGTAACTCATGCGGCTCAACCGAGCTTCGCCCCAAAAACTATTACTTCTGCACGTCTTGTCGTAGACAGATGGGGTACGACGATTGACCACTGCATCGAAGCGTAAGGGTGACGGCTTCGAGCGTGAGCTTGCAGCTTATATCAACGAAGCAACAGGCTTGTCTTCATTTCGCGCACCGTTGTCTGGCGGCGGCACAATCGAATACTCGGGGGGAGCCGACCTTGTCGGCACCCCAGCGTTGTTTATCGAGGCCAAGCGCGTTGAGAGGCTGAACTTCCATGCAGCGCTGGCCCAAGCGGAGAAGTCCATCACCAAGACAGGCTGTTCGGACATGCCTGTCGTCATCAACCGTCGCAACAGACAGACAACCGGCCAGTCGCTTTGCCTCATGAGACTGGACGACCTCCTGACTTTATACCGCTACTTTTTGAGCGCGGAAGGTTTTGAAACCGGAGAAAAAAATGACGTTGAAAGTGGTGGAACTCCAGACAAGACAAGCGAAAGAGACCGAAGAAGTCATGGAGATGTTGGAGAACCTGATGGAGCTGGCAGTCAGTGGTAAAATTCAATCGCTCTGTCACATCGTCAAATTCGCAGACGGAGACTGCGGCTCGGCCTACAGCAGAGGCTTTGCCGAAGACACGTTTGTCGCCATCGCCAGCTTGGAGTGTCTCAAAATGCGCTTCGCAAATTTGGCGCTCGACAGTGACTAGGGTGCTCGTCGGTGGCGCATTGGCCTTCCTAGCTGGCTATGCCGAATACACCGTCATCATGGAGCGCATCAGACTTGATGGACTCCGATAAAAAAAATTTAAACTGGCGCAACCAACGCGGTCATCTCTGTGAGGTAATCGCAGCCGAAAACCTCATACGAAAAGGCTACTGGGTCTACTCGACGACGATGCTGGGACCAATCGACCTCATCGCCGTGAAGAGCGATCCGCCAGAAATACGACTCTTCGACGTGAAGGCTGAGAACAGGCGAATGCAGAAGGGATACATGCGGCGGATCGACCGAACGCGAACACCCGCGCAAAAGGCGCTCGGCGTCCAGCTCGTCTACGTCGATTCAAAAACCGGAGCGGTACATTTCTCAGCTCATAAAGACGATGAACCAGATCAGGATTAAAAGTGGTCAGCTCCTCGACGAAGCGGAGTGTGACGAGGTCATCTCTCTGGCCACACAAATCGGAGCTGATCGAGCCACGACCATCGACGACAACAACTTCGCCCGCAACTGCAAGGCTGTCTGGCTGGACGAGCGCGGAGAATTTAACTGGCTCTACGAAGCGATCTACGGGTTCGTCGACGAGGTCAACAAAGACTACCAGTTCAACATCTCTGAACTTGAGACGCCTCAGTACCTGCGCTACCGCCCACTCCAGCGATACCTGGCTCATTTCGATAGCGCCCACGACAAAGTCGCCAGTCGTAGGTTGACGATTGTCGTGCAGCTCTCCCCGCCAAGGTCATATCTCGGTGGCAATCTCCGCATATGGTCGTCCTCCTCGATGAGCCATGCTCCGCGCAAGCGCGGCATGGCCGTCGCATTCCCAAGTTTTTGTCTGCACCAAGCCAACCCTGTCTGGCTCGGCACAAGACACGCATTGGTCACATGGGTGCGCGGTCCAAATCCGCTACGGTGATACGTCGCTTTCATCGCTGGATCGACGAGCACGTCAGCCAGCCGAGCGACCACACCAACGGCATACCCGCTTGTCCGTTTGCGAAGGGCGCTTGGACTTACGGGACCGCACTTGTCCACATGAGCAACACACTGAGTTTGGTAGACTTCATAAAGTCAACAGAACCAACTGATGGCCTATCGCACGTTGTCTTCGTGCCTATCGAGCACATCAGCCTCGATGAGTTTCAACTGTGGATCGGCGAGCAAAACCAACACACGTTCGGGTGGTGGACGATGGGCTACCATCCCGAATCAAAAGACAACGCACCTGTCTGGGAAGCCTACGATGAGGACGACCACGTCCTTGTCTTAGTGCAAAATCTCGACGAGCTGGTAGCGGCAAGCGGTCAGCTTGCAGCCAAGGGCTACTACAAGAACAGTGAGCCTTGGCAGATCGAAGACATCGTCAACAGACAGGAGGCTTTTAATGATTGGCTCAAAATCGAAGCGCGGCTCTCGGAAGAAAGTAAAGAAATCCAATAAGAAGAAGAGGAAATAGCCATGTATTCACGAGGAAAATCCGGCGCTGTCTTCGGCACACGCCCGCTTCGCCGTGGCCCTAACGCTGTACAGCCGACAATGATGCAACCCAATCGGGTCACTCAAGCCGCCATTCGCACGAGTCTTCCAACGCAATTCGGTCGCAGCCTCACGACAGGCCGCAAGCGCAAATAGCATGGACTTAGAGAAGCTCACGCAGCTTTATCCAGAGTTCGCTCGTTTTTTTGAGGAAGACAAGGGTCCAAAGGGATGGTCGGCGAACATCTTCGGCGCAGACGTGAAGCCAAAGATGTACGCATCCGGTTCTGCGACAGGAGCATCCCCGCTGTATGATCTTCCTAGCGGTCCGGTCAGGGGCGACTTGAGAAACTTCGGAATGGGATATGGTGCTGGCGTAAATGTAAACACAGACATGGGGAACTTTGGTCTTGGCGGTCGAGGTCACATGTATTCCGGGAGCTTGTCTCACCCGGAGGAATTAAGGGAGTACCTGAGACCGGGCGATTCCATGAAGCCAGAGTGGTCTGGCTATGGACTAGACAGCGTACAGGGCACGTATTCGTCGCCGCCGACATCGTATTTCCCGCAAGGGCAATACGCGGGAAGTGTCGACGTGCAAAACAATGCAATGACAAGCGGGTTTTTCGAAGACCCGACAATCATGGGAAGGGTTAAAATTAGGTTTTGAGAGAGAAGGCAATGAAAGATGGAGTTCGACTTACGTTTTCTGGTGACGATGGGCGGGATTATTGCGAGTGTGGGCGGCAGCTTTGCGGTCGTCCGCTCTCAAGTGGAGCGTCTGAGGAAAGACGTGGACGCGCTGGGCAACAAGATAGCGAAGCTAGACAGCCGCCTCGATCAGAATGATGTCGCCACGTCTAAATGCTCACAGCGGCTAGACACACTGGCCGACATCCTTTCGCCAACCGCGTTAGCTGACCAGACCCGACGTATTGAACGATTGCGAGCTGACGTAGATCATCTGATGCAGACAAAATAAAACGGGGCATCGCCCCGTTTTAGAAACCAAGACAACCCATCGGAATTACTCCCAGAGCTTATCGTCGTATAGCCATTCGTCGATAGCAAGAGCCGCCATCTGTACGGTCTCTTCGTCGATATCATTTGACAACAGCGCCGGTTTCTTCGCCGCCTTCACAATCGCTGGCAGTGCGTCACGCAACTCCGACAACCTGTCGCGACACTCGCGTAATGAGGTCTCTCCGTAGGGGGCCATTTCGTCTACCTTCATCAACTGCTTCTCCTTCCTGTATTGTTTTCAATACATAGCCCAAGCGTTATGTTGTATCATTCCGAAAAATCATTTCGTCTCGTCGAGATTATCTTTCATCTGTCCGATTAATTCGGACAAATCGGATTCATCCAATTCATCCAGAAAGTTGGCAGCGCTCGTGTATGTTCCGTTTGAAATATTTTCCTGGATGGACAACTTCGGATCGAAATACTGCAAGCCGTCACGCTCTCGACCGCGAGTGACCTTTGCGATGTCATGCATCTTGTGAACGAGAGTCACTGCTTCGGCGAAGCGCCGAACCTCCGGCTGCATGTACCGATAGATCGAACGGGTTAAGCACTCCTCACGGAATAAATCTGTGCCGACATACCTGTAGGTTGAGTTGTTACCAACTTGTTCCAGCAGCCCCAAATCAACGCCATCATCTAAGACCTTCGAGACCGTGTCTCTCGAAACGTGAAGACCAGTGAGCCGCTCGGTCTCGACTTCAACCTCGCTGATCGTGACGGCTTTCCGATTTTCGACCACGGCGTTCATGAAACACCGAGTGATAAAACCTGCTGTCGGAGACGAACTTCTCCATTCCTGCATCGTCGGACCCACGTCGTTGGGAGTGGGTTTCATCATGGCAAGCGTTGCGTTCAGCAGCAGATTTTGGAGGGTCACATTGTTCCGCCAAAACCAGACATGCGTGTTGACGGAAAACTGTTCTACGTCGCTATACTTTTCGTAGACAAATTTACGTTCGTTCACCCCCTTGAGAGTTTTCGCCATCTGAGCACCCAATGTACGCAACGTCTCGATCAAGTTCATTTTTTGCATCTCCGTGTTCCTTTGTGTAAAGGTTGTCTGGTTTTCTGGTTGGGCAAATCACAACCATTCTCTGTGTCAGAATCGTGTCACGACCCAACACAGGGAGCCTTGTAAAGTTGTCAGCTAATCGTCGGAGTTGTTTTTGTTGGCACACCCTATTAACACCTTGGGTGTGCAATTCCCCCTTGTCGCGAGCGACTCACCCCTGCCGAGGGACATCTCACCCTTGGTAAGGGGACCGAAAAAGAAGTCATGAGGAACTGTGAGCAAGTCCATAGAATCCTCGGAAAGCCGCCGTAGCTCAGGGGTAGAGCACGTTCTTGGTAAGGACGGGGCCGATGGTTCGATTCCATCCGGCGGCACCACTTCGGGTGTCTGTGTCAAATTTGTGCCAATTTGTGTCACACTTCCTGCGCTCAGTGTGTCAATCGCAGCGGCCAAGTGCGACGGCGCAAGGTACGCATAGCGCATAACCATCTTCAAATCTGTGTGGCCAAGTAAATCAGCGACAGCTCTCAAGCTGGCCCCGTTTTGAACGAGGTGAGAAGCGAATGTCGAGCGACAATCATACGTGCGAAAATCCTCAAGTTTTGCGCGGCTCACGGCCCTCTGAAAGTACAGTGTC